AATGCGTTCGTCTTCGTAGATGTACAGTCTTGGATGTCTGAGTTTAACTTGCTCTAAACCAAAGTTTAAACACATGTATTCTAACTGCCCATTGGACACCGGTGATTGCTTTTTATCAATATAAAGTTGTGCCTGCTGCGGCACTCTGCAGTCTGGAATTAAATTAATTGTTACCAGATCTTTTGCTTCTTCATCTGTTTTAAACTCAACATAGGGATTGTGTTTAAACGCCCAAATTTTGGGATTGGTTATAACAGATTTCTCACCAGTGGCCAAGAATAAATTTTCAGGTATGCCTGTAGTGCATACTTGATCACCTATGTGATGAAAATTATGATGAAGTTTAAACATTTATAAAAATAAGAATTTTTCTGGACGTTGCTCGTATGAAGATTGATTTCTGATAGCATTAGCCACTGCACGATCTACTAGATTTATATCCACCCACCAATCCTCGTAAGGATTTTTACCATCAACCATTACATCACCGACTATTAATTCGTATCCTTCATTGTATAAGAATTCTCGGCTGGCCTGCCTGACCAGCTCGCCCTCTCTGCCGGTATAGCAATCAGTTTCAAATGTAATAACTTTAAACCTATATTCATCGTGTGGCAATTTTAGTAATGATTCTAGTGTAACTACCGGAGGTTCTACATCTACCTGCAAATAATCAATAACACGCTGGTTGCCAAATTGATCTTCTAGTATTTTTTTATAGTCTGCAGTTGTAGCATTTCCAGCTATAAAAGTATTATTAGGACGTTTGGTGGCCCATTGACTAGCTAGTTCTTTATCCCAATCAAGACTTACACCATTCCACCCAAATTCCTTAGCAAGCAGATATGTATTATTTGTATAATCCGGTACGTTGCATCCTATTTCTAGATAGGATCCATTGGATTTGCCATTTAAAACTGACAGGACAAATATTTCCTGAAACGCTTGGCTAAATGCTTCAGTTAAGGCACTACTTCCGTCAAATTTGTATTTGACACTGCCAGGCCATTTATTGTAGTTCATAATAATTATCCAATATGTATTCGTATTGCTTTACCATTTTTATTGGATTCCACATTTCGTAATATTTTTCCAATGGCGCAATACCTGTTTGTATTATAGCTTTAATTGGCGTTATTTCCAAATTATTTTCGTCACATCTTATATGTTTGAAAAAATTGCTGCTGTTTACCCCAATTGGTTTTTTTGCAGCCAATGCCTTGTCGATACATGCACTTACTCCTTGACAATTGTAGTGCGGGTAAATGTACAAGTTAATGTCATTATTGTTTAACCATTTGACATTGTCGTAATCAGACATGCGGTCAGTGGTAAAATTTATAGTAACATTTGTCTTTGCCTGCGATTTTAAAAGAGTTAACTTTTGAGTTAAAGAATCTTTGTTTTCATCAACGAAGGCGCCCACACTGGCATGAATGTTAAATATAACCGGCTCGTCAAATTGATGATTAATTACCTGCAATATTGTATCAATGTTTTTGCCGCCGTGCCCGAACCCGCTGGTGCCAATCTTTATTGCACCCAGGGGAGGAGTATAATCAATATCTGGATAATATGTAATCGGCCTGATGCCTGAATAAAAATTCGTACCTGGAACCTTACTAGAATCTATTGCAATAAATTTATCAATACCGTCAAAATTTATTAGCTCTTCGTCGGATGTATGACCGTGTAAAAGAAATTGCGGCTTTTTTGTTTTTAAAAACACATCGGTGGTGCACCAAGGCATAGGAGTTTTATGCCAGTTGTAGATAATTAAATCCATATCTTCAGTTTTTTGCAGAAACTCAAAATAACTAGAAACTGTTATGTAATGAAAATTGTACTTTTTACTATGCTTTAATATATTGTATACACTCTCGCCGTAAAAAAATATACCGCAATCGGACTCCGACCCGCCAACAATTGCTATATTTTTTATCATTTATTCCACCGCCCAGGTTCAAAGTAATTAAACAGAGCAAAGATATGCGGAGCATAGGTAACAAAATTATTTTGTGTTGCTTGAACAATAAACTGCCCGTCGCCGTCATGGTCCAATGATAGCCTGTGTTTTTTTAACACTTCACCACTGAGTAAAATTTGTTCTAGACCTACATGACCAGGTTGCATATTTTGCGGATGTGCAAACAGCGACCAAGTTGGGTGAGAACGTGGCCATTCTAAACCAGCAGGGGTTTGATCGCCACGTAGCATGCTAACAATTAATACATCAGGAATAGAACCATGCTGACGCACTGTTTCTTTAACAGCATCGTCGACCTTGGTAAAGAAGTCCGGCTCGTAGCCATCGTCGTCGTTCATGAAACAGTACATTTCATCATCTTTAAGCTCTTGAGAATCAATGAACCAATTTAATGCACCATGACAACGAGCCCAAAATTCTACACCGTCATTTGGGCACACGTAATTTGTTATCCAGCTATCTTTAAAATTTAAGCTAAATCCAAGATCTTCATCTGTAATCACGTGCCAATTGATGTTCATTGGCTCGAGATGTTTTTTAAGAGTGGGAATGTTTTTTAATCTTCCCACTGATGTAATAACATTGTACATCAATTATCCTGTAATTAATTTAAATGCAGGACATGGAACAATAAATGTACCGCCAGACTTTAAGTACTCCTGCTCGCGCTGCTCAAATTCATTAATAAAGTGCCACGGAAGCACCAACATATAGTCGGGTTTTGCTGCTCGCATTTCATCTTCGCTAATGATAGGAATATTAGTGCCAATGGTTTTCATACCAAACTTATACGGGCTACGCTCTGCAATAGCTGTAATGTGCCTGTGATCAAGACCAAAGTATTGCAACAAGGTATTGCCTTTGGTGCTAGCACCGTAACCATAAACTGTCTTACCATCTTTAATAGCCTGCTCAATAAAAGAAACTACTTCAGATTTCAGTGCCTCAAGTCTGTTACCAAATTCAATCCAAGTTGCAGGATTAGAAATATCATTTTTTGTTCGCTCATACGAAAGAATACTGTTAACTCTAAAATTACAAACATCACGCAAAGGCGCAGTTGCAAAGCTGGCTACATTAGCAATATCTTTTTGTAGATAAATTCTAAAACTTCCACCATTGGTATCATTTAAACTACAGTCAACAACTTTGAAACCATTGGCTGCAAATAATTTAGAAATGCTGTTTAAGTCATAGTAATAGATATGCTCATGACAGATATTATCAAATGCCAATTGATTGATCATCAATGGTGTGTAACTCATTTGTAATACAGCAACCCCATTGTCATCAAGAATATCATACATGTCTTTGATAAAGGGCTGCGGGTTGTCTAGATCGTAAAACATTGCAATGCAGGTAATAACTTTAGCTTTTGCATTGGCAAATTGTGTCTTATTCCATGCGTCTTGACTAAAGAAGTCTTGTACTACAGTAGCAACCTTGCTACTTTCTGCATAGTAAGAATCGTCACACGGATCTATCCCCACCTTGCTGACATTGTCTGGTACTGCTTTTAATAATGTACCATCATTGCAGGCAATGTCGAGCCACACATCACCATCTTTTAGTTTAACTCTATTGGTAATTTCTTTAACAATACCTTGTAGTTCAAGTGTCATGCTAGTATTAATAGAGCTACGATACCAATATTGTCCCCACATTGAATGTGACGGGGCAATATCATTTAATCTGGGTGCTCCTGAATTTTCATCTAGGTATAAATCTAGACTATATTTTTTTCTTCCTTCGACATTAGTGTCTTCTTTAATAAAGTCGCTAACGTAATGTTCTCCAAGTTTAAGTAGTTTTTTCATAGGTATTTTTATAAGATTTTTTTATTAGTTTACTGATTTTTGTTTTGCCATTTCGCTTTCGCACATGTCAAATACTAAATCTTTAAATGTATATTCTGGCTGCCACCCTAGTTTATTTCTAGCCAGTGTAGAATCCCCTAGTAGCGTATCAACTTCTGCTGGGCGATAAAACTCTTTATTAACTTCGATGATTTTCTTACCAGTGGTTTTGTTAAATCCCACTTCATTCATATCTGCACCTTGCCATTCAATTTCAAATCCAAGATATGCTGCAACGTCATTGCAGAAATCTCTAACCGAATGTGCTTCACCGCTGGCAATAACAAAATCGTCCGGAATATCATGTTGTAGCATAGCCCACATGGCACGCACATAGTCTTTGGCATGCCCCCAATCTCTGAGTGCATTTAAATTGCCCAACTGCAGAACATCCTGGGTGCCAAGATGAGTACGAATCATTCCTTGAACAATTTTACGTGTAACAAATTCCGGGCCGCGTCGCGGGCTTTCATGATTAAATAAAATGCCATTGCAAGCAAATAGGTTAAAACTTTCACGATAGTTAATTGTAATCCAGTATGCATAAAGTTTTGCTACAGCATACGGACTCCTTGGATAAAACAAAGTACTTTCTTTTTGTGGTATTTCTCTAACTTTACCGTACAATTCGCTAGTAGATGCTTGATAAAATTTAACAGTCTTGGTTTTGGCCAGTTCTTTTGCTGCATCAAGCAAATTTAATACACCAATGGCGTTTACTTCACCTGTGTACAATGGTACATTATAGCTAACACTTACATGACTTTGTGCGCCTAAATTATAGATCTCATCAGGGCGTACTTGATTAACAATACTTACTAAATTAGCAGTATCAGTTAAATCGCCATAATGCAAATGTAGGCTATCTTTAATTGTTTCAATGTTTGATGTGTTTATGCCAGTGCTAATTCTTCGCACCAGGCCATGCACCTCATAATTTTTTTCTAATAGAAGTTCTGCTAAGTAACTCCCATCTTGCCCAGTTATACCAGTGATAAATGCAATTTTTTTCATACTGTATTTAATTTGCAGTTTTAGCCTCTAAATATTCTTTGATGACCTTTAGTGCTTTACGACTAGTGTCGTACACATATTCTTTAGTGTCATCTTCTGTAGTGACAACTAGAATAAACCCATTGGCTACTTTACGAATTTCGATAGATTCAAACATGATAGTTTCCTTTGTTGGATTGATTATTGTAACAAGTTGACACTAATAAGTCAACTCTTTTTGTAGAAAGGTATGAAGTATTGTGCCAAATCGACTCCATATTTTTTATGCAGTGTAAAATTTTGTATAAATTGATTTCTTAGCTGCCTCCATTGATCTAACAAGTTGGTATCTTGGTTGATCAATGCAGTTTCTTTGAGAGTGCTTAGTTTGTCTAAGCCTGCTTCTACTGAGAATTGTGCCTTACCATCATGGTAAGGCAGTACTTTAAATTTATGTTGATTTAAAAATAAGTAGGTACTAAACAACCGCTCATGTATAAAAGGAAAATACCCAAACGAAAGACCATTTGGGTATGCTGCATTATCGTCATGTAATGCTTTTATTTCGGCAGGGAATTTTTCAATTTCGTCATAGTAGCGTTTTGTTAGATCCATAAATCCAGCCCAAAACTCTTTAGTAGCAACACAATAGCAGGCAAATACCATATGATCTTCACTCATTGGTTGGAACATGATAGTTACATCTATTCCCAATTTTGGAAACAGATACTCACAAATTTGTAACATATTTTTGTGGCGCCACTGTCCTTGTTCCCATACATTGTATGCTAGTACCGTTTGATCATAGTAACCGTTGAAAAAATAAACATCGTAGCCGGGATTATTTTCAATTCTTGTCACAACATCTTGAGCAGAAAGTAAACGTATCTTTTCTTTCCATCTCCAGCTGAATGTACCCCACATGTCTAACCCCTGGGCTAGTGCCATTTCTTGAGTTTTTAAATTTATAGCGTACTCCACCAGTTCTGGTGTTGGATTAGCCGTATTGTCCAAGGGTGTAAACTCGTTATCTAGTTGCTCTTTTTGAGCAGCATCATAATATGCTTGATATATTTTAAGTTTCATATACTCAATTATAGCATGTTTGCATAGCTACATCAAGAAAAACGGTGCATTGCACCGTTTCTTATCTTTTTTCTCTGCCAATTTTAGATGGCTTTTCGGACGGCGGCCTGTTCTTTCGAAGATGGCTAGTTTTATCTGCTGCCATGCTGGTGCCTGCTGCTTTTGGTTTGGCAACCGGTGCGCTAGCAGCATCTTTATCTTTGCTTTTTTTAGTAGGGTCAACAACGAATGTAAAGTTACCTTTAATACCTGTACTGTAGTAATTCTTACCGGCATCAAATTCTATTGCACTAATTGCACTCCCAGGCCACTTGCTGGTAAACTTATGCAGGGTCCATTGTTTGCCTTGAAACGTTACTTTAGAGTAAACTTGAACTAATGCACTGTGATTCAATATCAATGCTGCGTCGTGTTTAAAATTGGTATGCTCGTTAACATAGTCGGCAACTTTGTGCGCAACGGCTGCGGTTAAGTGAAAGAACAAGTTAGTAGATTCGGGGGTCTTTGTTCCACGCTCAGTTGCCAACTTTATCAATGTCTTGGATACATCTTTTGACGTGATAAAATCGTTTAAATCTAATATTGGATAGGACTTCATTGTACGAATAAAGTCGGCATCTTTGTTGTCGATTATACCATACTCAATGCCTAGTAACAAAGGTGCTTCTGCTTGCCCAGCTTCGCTTACTGTATTAATAATGTTAATAGCATCTTCTACACGCTTTAGTATCCGCTTACCTTCTTTGGTTTTGACCAATTGATTGTAAGCATCAAGGATGTTCTTTGTACTAGCAGCAGCACCTTTACCGCCTTTGGTACTGACCTTCATGGTCCTACCATCTTCGGCAACCAGGATACTGTCGCTTAGTCCTTCAGTTTTAGTATTGCCAAAGTTAATTAATGTTCCTGCATATCCAACCCCGCCCAAGAATGCTTCTTCGGCCATTTTAGCTTCGCCTTCGTACTGACCAGACTGTAGTGCTATTGGCTGTAGTAACTCGCAGAAGTAATCCTGGAATGTAGCCAAGTCCATTTCTGTAGGCGCAGGAAAAGTGTATGGCAGTTCGCCGCCGATGGCCAAGTGCTGAGCAACTGATACTAGTATACTGTTAGGAAACTTTGCAGCTATTTGATCTACAATATCCATTGGTGTTAGGTCTTCAAGATTGGTCAGTATGTCTTGAGGTGTAGCGTGTGATTGTGTTTTAACAGCAGCCTTACTTGCATATCTGTAACCGGGTATACCAGTCTGATTATCCCAATCATTTTGCGTAGGATCAGCTTGTACAGATTTAAAGTATTTGATAAATGCCAACGGGCCTTCGTCACCAATAAATTGAGCGATACCAAATGCTCGTGTTTGACCTTTTCTAAACCAATTAGCAGGAGTAGGTTCTACGCCCAATTGCTCTAGTGCAGCATTAATTGCCAGCTGGGTTTCTTCTTCGGTTTCGTAATTGGCGCCACCATCTGGGTAGAAGTTGACGCTGACAAATCTGATTTGATTGCCTTCTGGGTCAGCAAAGATCTCGCCAGATTTTCTAGCACCAAGACCGCGACTTTCTGTAAGAATATTAATTAGATCACGCATATTTGTTATTTATCGATCGACACTTGTAATCCGGATAGCAAATCTTTAAATAGTCTGTTTTTAAACTTAAAAAGTTCAAGTTCAAATCGATCGCAATGTATGTTTAATTCAAAATCTGTAAGTGAGCAGTACATTTGAGCCGTGAGAACTTCAGACATTTTATCCATATAGTCTTTGGCCTGCTGTATATCCAATAGATCCACACAGCTTCCGCTATTTCTATATCTATGCCATTGTTCTAATAGAGTTTGTGCTCGAAATTGTATGTCATTCACGGTAGGTTATACAGATATGTCTTCCATTCCAGCAACTCGTAATCGAGTTATATTACTCAATTGAAATGCTTTGGTTTCGAGACCTTTAAGTATACCTAAGTACTTATTACGCACGAGTGCCACAGAATTAATAAGTGTCTCGTAGTCGATTACTTCATCTTCGCCGTCAACATACTTTTCTGCGTCGCGACTGGTTAATGCGCGAGCATATCCTTCTAGGTATTTTTGGAAATGTGTACGTCTAATTTTCTTTAACTGTATGTTAAGAAAATTTAATACAGCTTCAATTTCTTGAAGCTGATTAAATCTGTGCTCTGTTATACCTGGCAGAGCAGCAATGTTTTTTTCCACAATACCTGAAATACGACATTCATTACGTGCCGAATTTAACTCGTTTTCGTAATAGTCAATAAAATCAGGTATTGCAGTAAGAGAATCAACAACTCGATTATACCACATTGTTAATCTTCGTAGCCTAGATCGATCTCTTCTTCATCGCCTGCGTACTCTTTGTATGCTTTGCTCAATACAGAATCCACGCCACTCAATTCTTTAAGTTCAATATCGTCAAGCATGTCAACTAACAGTCCCATTAGGTTATCAGCCGCTTCTTGACGATCCTTAACTGGAATATATTGCTTAAGGATTGTGTATACTTCGGTTAGTGTATCAATTTCAATGCTCATGTTAACTCCTCGTCAGCTATTGTAACATCTTTATTCTGAGCAATGTTAGGATTAGCTTCAATATCTGCCATCACTTTGTCCAAACATCCATCGTCATTGCGTTCCCATGCCTTACGGAACTTCTTGATAATTTCACCATCTGATGTAGTGTAGACTAGACTGTTACCTTCTTTCTTGAGCATGTTACGTGCTTCAATCAAGTCAGTCAATCCCGAATAAGGATTCATACCTGTTTCGTACGGAATCTTAACCTGCACACTTTCAAAGGGTTTAGCATAGCGTGTTTTCATAATCTTACACGCGGCACGGATACCCTTTACTTCACTGATCTTATTGCCATCCTCGTCCTCTTTGAGTTTGAGTTTCTTCATAGCAACTACAATTGAACTTGCGTAGATAAATCCTTGCCCACCTGAGATCTTGTCATCTGGGTCAAACATGTCTTGGCTTGCGTATGTATGATTAGTACACACCAGTCCCAGGTTTAAGTTACCAAACATGTTAACGCAATTGCGCACCAGACTTGTAAGTGCTTTGGGCTTACGACCCATGTCACCTTTCATGTCGCCTGCTTCAAATTGATTAACATCAGTTGGTGTTAGCATCATACCAAGACTATCTAGTACAAACAGGACCTTAGGGCGATCACCTTCTGCAATGGTTTTATATTCTTTAACAAATTCACTAATCATTCTGGCTACATCGTCGATCATAGCCATATTAAGTTTGAGCAGTTTATTCTCGCTAGTATCAACACCAAGGTCATGTAACCACTTTTCATCTAGTGCATTCTCTGTATCAATTAATATAACGTAGATACCTTGTTCTTGTGCATTTTTAACTAGATTGCCACTACAGATAAAACTCTTACCTGCGCCAGATTCACCAGCAAATACTGTTACTTTGCCCAAGGGAATGCCTTTGTTAAACTCACCCGAGATAAGGTAGTTCAATGCATAGTTGTTTGTACTGATCCAATCTGTAGGATCATTGAATCCAAAGCCAATACCGTCGATTGCTTTGGTAATTGTTTTTCTAAACTTCGAAACGTCGAAGGGTTTTGCCATATTATATACTCCTAATAGAAAAACCCGGGCGATACAATAACCATTTACCGGTTAGTTATCGCAGAGGCCCGGGCCGTGTTTATTACTTTTGACGATTGCGAATCATTGCTAAGATATCATCTGCACGTTGGCTTGAGGTAGCCGGTGCTGCAACTGGTGCAGTAGCAGTTGGTTCTGCTGTAAATGATTTCTCAGCTGATGCTACATCATCTTCCCAAGGAGTAGATTCTGCAGGTGCTGCCTTGGCTGCAGGTGCTGCGGTTGATGCTGGCGCTGCATCACCAAAGTTCATGCCGCTGGGCTTGAAGTATTGTCCCCAACGCTCTGGATCATATTCTTCGCCATTAACACTGGCTTCGAACATTTCTTTCATAACTTTGAGTTCAACGTCGCCTGGCTTCTTAGGCAAGAATTCGGATAGATTAAACAATCCAAATTTCTCAATTGCGTCTTGCTCGGCATTAGTCAATGCGCTTTCTTTACGTGCCCACTTGCTAGTATTATAGTCACTATAACCACCTTTAGTGGTCTTAGTAACTGTAAAGTCAAGACCAGACTGATAGTCTGTTGGCATGCTTTCAAGATCGGGATCCATTAGCGCACTCTTGATCAAGTTAAAGATCTGTGGGCTAATGATAAAACGTCGAATTGGATTCTCTGGAGTCTTTTCATCGCTCAGTGGGTTTTCACGCACAAAGCCCTGGAACAAATAAGATTTTTTCTTCCAGTATTTACGACCCATTTCTTCCAATGCTGGGTCCTTAAACCAAGGACGAACTTCTGCCAAGATTGGGCACGGTACATCCTTACCATACATCTCCATGCATGGCACTTGTACTTGAACGGGACGGCTATCTGGTTGTCCTTTAACACCAACGAATGGCAATTTGATCATTGCACGTTCGACCCAGAAGAAAGAATTCTTTGTGTCTGCGTCAGGTAAGAAACGGATTTTTGCACTGGTGCCTTCTTGAATGTTCCAGTGTGGGTAAATGGGGGAGTCACCATTTGATTGTGAACCAGTTGAGCCACGGTTCTCGGCTGCTTGCAATTTTGCGCGAATTTCTGCTAGAGTAGTTGCCATGATGTATTTCCTTTATAAATTAAGATGGTCTTTAAGTTTGCTTAGATACACTCTGAAACTAGAATGTAACATATGTATTTAGTACATATGTTTGGTATTTTATAGCAATATATAAAGGAAGTCAATGTAATTTGGGCATCAATCTGCCCAAATTATCAAAGTCCTGCTAGCCGTTTTAAGGTTGCTAGTTCGGCCAATGGTTGTCCGGGCTGCGGCATTGTTGCTGGTTGCGTAGCTAATGGTTGTCCGGGTTGCGGCATCGGTGCAGCGGGTTGTGGCGGAGGCTCCGGTGTTGGTTCGGGCTCTGGCGCAGGTGTTGGCTCCGGTGCAGGTGCTGGTTCGGATTCTACATCGCTTTTGAAAGACGATGGGTATCCATTATCTTGTAGCCATTTATGTATAACCGGGCGAGCATCAACGGTTGTGCCTATATCGTCACCTAATTTTTTAATATCTGCAAATAGTTCTTCATTGTTAACTGGAATGAACTGCTCAATTGCGTTAATGGCATCCAGGCCATCCAGCCCTACTTCGATTGGCTTCTGCATTATCTTTTTAAGACCCTCAAGATCAACATCTTCATCGCCGGTTACTTGATCTGCCCAATCGTCAAACTCTTTGACGTATTTGTTTTCTTCAGTCATTTTGTGTTGTGCATACGCCCTATGAACATAAGGAAGTGCATTAGTTAGTCGATCATCAAACATCTTCTTAACAAAACGATTTTTTAGTTCGTTAATGTCGTATTGTTCTTCAATTGGCGGCGAAGGTTGGAATGTTTCGGCAAAACTTTCGTAACCACGTGGTTTACCCAATCGTTTTAAGTCAGTGCGCAGGTGTTGATACCGTGCAATTGCTGCTTCGACCATTGCTTGTGTTTCACCATCTTCAAATACACGATTCTTTGTACCGCGCACAAAGAATGCCAAATTGCCCATTTCGTTGACCATACCAACAATGTGTTTACTAACATCATCGTGTATTAAACCACCGTGTCTTAAATGCTCTGCTATTGCACGGCCGGCACTGATCTTTTTAAATGGCATTAAGAAACGCTCACCGAGCTCTGTTTCAATGAACATGCTGTCCACCTTGCGCGACCTTGCGCCAGGTATCTCTTCATTGATAGCTTCACTGTGACGTATAACTAGTTTAATTGGGCCAAACTCTTGTATGCTGGTACGGCTGTTGTTATAAAATTGACTTTCATCAATTCTTTCAGCAGCTTTATCATCTGTACCGTATGATGATATTGTCTTGGCAATACTTTTTAAATCTCTAACAGTCAGATTGTCTTTGTTGATGTCTCTGATGTCAAACTTCAACATGTTACGTTTAGCAAAATAACGCAGGCCCTTTAAAAAATTAAACCATTCTTTAACATCTTCTTCATGCTCGTGCATTTTGTCTGTTAAGTTTGCACTGTACCAAACTTTTAAACTTTCTTCGTCCAAGATACTCATGGTAATGTTACCATAATTTACGCCGGTGCTGGATATATAATCAAAGTTAAAAAATCTAGCCAAACTTGGCTTGTCATCTTCAGGCTCGTCAGCATTTTCGTCACCCAATGTAACGTCATCAAAACGGCTGCGTATCTTGTCAAAAAGTTCTTCTGCTATTCTATCTATATTTTTCATAGGTATAACCCTGTGTTGTTATGTATATTTAGTTAAAACATAATGAAGGGCATGGGCATCATAGTTTCATCGTTTAAATCTTTAAGATGATTATCTAAATTAGGGTCATAATTTTGCAAAATTGACAGCATACGTATAACTAACAACATACTCATTACCAGATCGTCAGTTTCCCCAATTTTTGCTGCAAATGAGCCACCTGACGCAACAAATGTCTTTAGTTCACTAATTAAATTTGAACTGCCAATGAACAATTTTTTATGCTCAACCATGCTTTTAAACTTAACGCAGGCAGTAATTTTGCTTTTATTGGTAGTAGTAAACCCTTTACGATAGCGCCTTGCTTGCCCTACTCTTGCTGGCTCACTTAAAAATACTCCGCGTATGTTTTCCTCACCAACTTCTGCAATTGCAATCAATGCGGCTTCGCCAATTGAATTGTTTTCTACGCTATAATATATGTCAGTTTCTGTACCAATTTGTTCATACAGATAATTACATATTTCTTTAAGCACATATATTTGTCCGGGGATAGGTGTACGATTATGTTGCCATTCGGCCACTTGTCGACACGATGGTAATTCAACTACCTGCAATGCTGCAAAGTCTCCACCAGTACCTAAACTAGGATCTAATCCTATCATATAGGTGCATCCTTTTTTGGGTTTAGAAAACCAACGTATCTGACCTTGTTTTTCAATTGGGTTACTAGGCTCTAAATCTAATAATGTTGACGCATTTATTAATGTTTCATCATAAATCAAAAATTCGCAATTGTGTTCACGCCTGAATCTGTCTGGGCCAATACGTCCGCGTTCTTCTGATGCCCATTTTTCGTCACGATCCGGATGCTCGTCCCATGTTGACCGATATGCTTTAAATCCGTTAATACCCAACGTAGTAGTATTACCGTACTCGTCTAGACATTTATTTGCTTCTTTCCAAAGTATAGCAAACTGATCCTCGTCGCTGTTAGGCGTTGATGTGATAATTGCTTTACCACCAGTGCTAAGTGTAGGCGAAATACTAGTCCAGAACTCTTTGGCAATAGTAGGTCTTACGTAAGCAAACTCATCCGAGTATAGCAATGATATAGACATACCACGACCTGTTGTTTCAGTAGTTGTTTGTGCTACTATACGCGATCCATTTTCAAATTCTATACTACCTTTATTATAGTTAGTAACTCCGGCACGTATAAAATCAGGAACAGACTCATATGCATAGCGTATACGCTGCATAATCTCTTGTGCGCCTGTGTATTTGTGGGCAGCAACTAGAATTGTGCTGTCTGGCACAAACATAGCATACCAAAGTAAGTAACCTGCTGCGCTAGTAGTCTTACCAGTCTGACGAGGCATTAGACTAATGCTAAAACGGTAATTGTGATATGTATCAATTAGTCTAACTTGATACGGAAACGGGTGATACAATATCCTGCCTTGAACAGGATGCTGTATGTAAAAATACTTGTTCATGAAATACTGCGGACCGTCGACTGGATCCGCGCATTTAACAAACTCTTGTAGTTCATCCTCTGTAAAAGAGGCGACAGTAAAAGGTTTTTTAACTAATGCGAACTCGGGTGCTTTGCTCATAATTAAATGTACTTATCGTACATAATTAAACGGCGACTATTTTGTTAGCAATAGCCACCCGAATTGTATTATTTTGACTTTTTAACGTCTGTGTCGGCTTTTTTAGCTAAATCCATTGCCGCTGAGTATCCAGGAATATTCATCATTCTTTTTAAACGTGCTGGATCTTTTGCAGTTTCAGCACTTGCGGCCGCCAGTCTTGCCTGACGAGCTAAGAATTCTTTTTTAGATTCCGTATTGGCTTCATCTAATGTTTTTTTGCAATCAGCTACCATTTGTTTTAATTCTGCACGGTCGCAATCAGGATGCATTTTGCAAATTTCTGCCACACTCATTCCTTTTTTACACATTTTTTCAATGTGGGCCATTGATGGTAATTTCTTTTTGCTTACAACTTTTAGTTCATTTAATTGTGCCATTAGTCTGCGTTCAATTTCGGCTAATTTTTGTTGTTCTGCTAGGTTCCCAATTGCAACTGGTGCACCAACTGTTTGACTATGCTTTCGTCTATTCAAATCATTGCCCGAATTGTATTGCACTTCTGCGCTTTGTGTAATTGGATGTGGTTCGTTAGCATATTCGTCAAGTTCAACATCAACAACTTCAGGTTCCATTTCTTGGCTAGCACCACCGTCTAGTAGACCAGACAGTCTTAGTATTTGCGCTAGTTCTTCTGCCGCTTGGCCTTGGGCAGTAACTGTCAAAGATTTAGTTCCAGATTTGGTATCCATTGAACTGTTAATGTTCATACCAGTTTCTTCTTCTGGCTGAGCCATCATTGCTTGATCGTAGCATTCTTCTAGATTTTTGTTTTCACTAGCAGCATGATGACGTTTCCATGCTGTAGCATACAATGTGCTAAGACCCTTTTCGGCGCCGTATTGTTTGACAAAGCGTTCTTTGTTTGCTTTAACCCAACCTTCTTGTCCTGGTGCCGCTACTTCGTCGACTTGATCTTCTTCTACTGCTTGATCAAACGACTCATTTAGCCCGCGTGGGCCAGCTGGGCCTTTAGGTGTATGCACTGGTTGCAGTCCACCAAATCTATTATTTCCAACTTTAGGCATAGTTTTAATACCTGCAAGCTTCTTTAGTTCGTCTGCGCTGTCAGACTTTGTATTAATGGATCTATCAAAGTCGTATTGGAATTGGTTAGCGCCAGGGTTGCGGCCAGGAAGTGCATGTTGTGTATATTCACCTTCTTCAACTTCTTTTGCTGGCTCGTTTTGAGGTGCGAAACGATTATCTTTATATTTTTTTAAAGCAGCACCTGTATGTATAGCTTCTTCTACATGATCGCCGTGGACTGGGCAATCTGTATCTTCTTTGTCGTCAGTGCAGGTGCATTCGTCGGCTTCTTCTAATTTAGACTTTTTCTTCTTTTTCTTTTTGCCGTCTTCGTCTTGATCGCTATCATCGTCGGATTTATGTCCATCTTCGGAATCTTGATTACCATAGCTCTTACCTTTAACTCGGGTAACACCACTGGATTTTTCGTCTTTATCTTTGTAAGAACTGCTAAACGGATCGTCGCGCTCTTCTTTCTTCTTGGCTACTTTGTCGGCAATATCGTCGCCTTTGCCCTCACCTACAGCGGATGCCGATTCTATACTATCAATTTTTGCTATCATTTTTGCGAAATTCATTATTATTTTCCTTTACGTAGGTTAGGTATTGTGTTTTGTCTTGAACCAACTGGGCTGGTATTGCCTTGGTCAATTTTAGTAAGTTTGTCTAATGGAGCATCAGCAGCGAATTCATACTTACGGCTCTCTAGTTCTTTGAGCATACTTTCTTTGCGCTTTTCGCCAACTAATAGTTGAGCACCATCAGCTGCTTCTAGATCAGGATTATTCAACACAGATCCATCTTTGGCTTTTACTGGCTCTGCCATTGGTTCTGCATTCTCGGCTTGTTTCTTGGTTCTTACTAAAACACGCTGACGTGGAATTCCTAGTTTTTCTGCTACAACTTGTTGTAACTGATCAGTTACAACGGGATATTTAAGTGCTACATCAATCATATGGCACTCGCAAGCACCCTGGCCTGGAAAATCTATATGCTCTTGAATTGGCAAACTCTTTCCTTTGCCAACTGTTTCAACTGCATAGATTTCTAACGCACTTTTTAATTTGCTTTGCATTTCGGTGTTATAATCGCAGCCAGCAAGTTTAATGTTAAACTCATATAGCCGATTCATTTCTTGTAAGTATTGGGTGAAAGGTTTCATTGGATAGATCCTAATATAGTGTATTTATATCATTTTAAAGACTTTGCTGCTTTGGCAGCGTCTAAGATTTGTGTTAATAGTTGATTGCGATCAATTACAGTAGCTCGCCCATCTAAAGGTAGTTGTCTACTATCGGGTTCTTTGTTGGCAGTTTGATCTAATCTTAATTTTTTCAATTGTAGATCAATCATTTTTAATTTTTTATCAATCTTTGCCTGTTTGGCTGTAATAGCATGTCCAAGCAATACACCTGCTGTTTGTAGTATAGTGCCTGAAAATCTTGCTTCTACATTCATGCCCAAACTCATTAGGTCTTCAAACTTTTCTTTGGCAATATTACTGAGTTCGTCTAGCTCGTCGTCGGCTGTGTCTAAGTCAGACACTTGCGGTAGAGCCGCATTGATCTTATCGATAACATCGTTGGCACTTCTGAGTGCTGTTTGATTGTCTTCGATTACAGTTTTTGCATCCTCAATGTTGATTTCGGGTTCCGCATCGGTAGGCAAATTGAATAGTTCTTCTAAACGTTTGGTAATTTTATTTCCCCTTTTGTTATTTATTTTATCGGCGAGTGCCGGTATAAATGTCGTGTTCGGTTACAATGCGAAATACCATTCCGTTGGCGGCACAAAATGCTCTAGCAGCAGCCCATTTGGCCATGTTTAGTGCAACCGCTGCTTTGTCTCGTGTGCTTTTGGCACTCTCAAAACTAGTTTCTTTTAGTGGTTTAACTTCTATGACTTCGGCATGTTTTTTCTGTGCCTTGTCTATGTAAATCATCAGGAAATCAGGCACATATATGGTGTTTTTACCAGTTAAAGGGTTCCTGTAGGGTATCATAAATGGTTCACTGGCCCATTGTATTACCGCAGGATTATTGTCACAGAATGTACAAAATGAAAACTCCCACGAACTACGGTAAGTGGGAGTCTTTTTCCCTATGTATTTTTCTACGTTTTTTATTTGAAATTTGCCTTGTGCATATTTGCTCATGGAAGTACCATTCTTTGTACGTACTTGCTGACCCTAGGATTATTCTTAATCCCCAAATAGCTAGTACCTACTCTATTTAAGTTTAAAAATATTGTTATGTAAGAATTTAATTCAAATTGGTCCATGCTAGCGAATTTATGTAACGTATCCATTGGATCAATCTTTTGGGCCACGCTTGTATAAATGATCGAACTGGCTAGCAATCTTGCTGATTGTTTATTATTAGTTAGTTTTTCAAAGAATCCAATGATTGCGTCGTCAACATTCTGTGCCACTGTAAAACTAGGTTGGTAAAAGTTGTTAAAGAAATCTAATGTTGTCGTGTTACTTGACAATACAGAATCTGATAAATTATTAGGTGTTGACATGATTATTATTTGATAGTATCTTTTTGTGCTTGTGTTGATAAAATTGTTTGATTCACTGTAGTAAGTTCTGTGTTCTTAGATGCAGAAACGGTGACTGCTTTAGTTTTAATGTCTGACTGTAAATTTATATCACGCTGTATCTGCGCCAATAGTGCTGTTTTATTAGGATTAGAATCTGGTAATGCTTGAGTAGTGGATAATTTTGAATTTAATGCATTTAAGGTAGCTGTGGCAGTTCTCACTTGTCGGTCTGCCGCACTTGCATCTTTGGTTATAGTTGCTTGTTGTGTTTTTAAAGATGCAATCTGATTAGTTAGTGTTCTTTTTTGTGCGTTAACATCCATTTGATGCTGATTGGTAGCTGGTTTGTTTCTTAATTCATCGTTTACTATTTTTATTACCTTAGAACTTGCAACTCCTGCTAATGCAGCAGCTACACTATTTCTAGGAAACGATCTAGTATAGTTGCTGATAGTAGAACGTAACGATGTGCTTACTTGTGTTTTAAGTAGTTGTTTCAAATCGTACTCAGTTGGTAGAGGATTAACTCCGCTGGCTAATTTCACTATGCTATCTTTTAAGTTTATTCCACCAAACGGTGTAGTTACCATACCATTACTGTTGAGTAAATTAGGTACAAATGTATTAATGTCAGGATTAAATTGTTTTAGTGAGTCACTAATTGAACCAGACAAATCGGCAAAATTTGCATTTTTTAAACCAAAGCTACGTTGTTCAGTTAATCCTAACATGTTGCTGTACATATTTGTACCAAACGCACTATTTTTATTAAAACTTGGAATGATCGAGTTAGTTACATTATTTCCACTGTCAACTTGGTATCCAGTTTGTGATTTGATTCCGCTTGTTGATTTATCATAGTGTAATGTTGCAAACCCCGACGGAGTTCCTGCACTAGTAGTCCCAGCGCCGTATAGTACTGCTTCGTACTCAATGACCATTTCATGGGTCATTGGTTCGTTTTCGCCTTGTGAGTGCGACCCGTGTCTAAAACTTTTAATAATAGGATTAACTAAAATATATTCACTAAACTTTTTTTGATGCAAACTGTATAGTCTAATAGATTTTAAAAACGGTTCTACGCTGTTTGGTGTAAAACCAAAATCAGTTACAGATTGATTTCCATTGTATTTTTGTGTTTTTCCAGTGTAAGGATCTTGTGTTAGTTGGTAATCAGCATCTCTGTAGTAGTGCTTGAAATAACTAAACCAAAAATTTCTGACTACATCGGCACTATCGTCATTAAAGGTAATAGTAATAGTTTCATACTTCATTTTGGTCTGCACAATTGAAGACCTGTTGTATGCATTAACAGTTTTGGTTTCCACTGTGAATTTGGGCAAATCGGCTTTTTTAACCATCATGCCAATTTCATATTTGGCGTTAGGGCCGCCTGCTAATTTAACAGCTGGATTAACATCAATAAACAAATGAAACAAGAAGCCAAGTTTTGGTACAAGTCGGTACTGATCACCCACAAATAGCCTACTGGCATGTGCGTAATCTTTTAATACTCGTTTAATTGGTCTTGAGGCCATGAAAGCTCCTATTGTCTAATATTTATCTCATTAAAAAAGGGCCCTAAGGCCCTTTTTATTTTGCTGTTAATATTAGTTAACGTTATCGCCTACGGTACGTCCAACCGATGTACCAACGCCTTCGCCAACGCCTTGCGATGCATTATCAAATCTCAACGAAATCTGAATTGTTACTACATCACTGGTGTTTGCGTAGCTAACTTCTTGGTAGTTAGCTTCTTTAACCAGGCAACCATATAGTTCCCATGTTTCAAGTACTGTTGGCTGATCTGCACCATTGCCGCCATCTAGCATTTCGCAACGTGTAACAAACTTATAGTCGCTACCACTAGCAGCACTAGATTGCTCCATGAAGTCAAATTGCTTTTGTAATTGCTCGCCGATCAATCTGCTAACGTTACCGGCAGCATCATCACGCAAGGTTACTGTAACGTCGCCCCAGCTTGGTTTTCCTGCTAGTTTAACTATACTGTTGTAAACGTGTACATCAATATCTGCAAAGGTAACAGTTGGACGACTAAAAGAAACAACTTGTTTTGTTAGTTCAACTCTGTCTGCACTCACACCAAAGTTTTCAAAGCTAACTCTGAAACGATATTGTAATTTTGGCATTAACATGCCCTGTGCGCTAGCACTTTGGTTAGTGTTTAACGGTACTGTAAATCTTGTTAGTGAGGCAATTGCCATACTTTTCTCCTAAATCTGATAAAAATATTTATGACTTTTCAAACAAAAAAATTCTGGGTGTAATTGTCATTAACATTAGCTTTAATAAAAATTCTATAAAGTTAGAAATAGGCACCTTAGTGCCTATTTTCTTGACTATTATTTCAATCCGCTAATTGTGCCAGGGTTCTTAAGTCTTAGAGGAATGTAAATAAACTCAACATCCTTCATTGGCTCAATTGCTATGTCAACATATAGTTCGTTACGTGCAATACGATCTGATGTGTTGTTGCTAGTATCGCAAACAACCAAGTAATCATATAGACCACGTTTTGCAATTAGATCGTTTAGTACACCTTCAACAAGTTGTTTAACTTGATCACGTGTAATTTTATCATTTGGCTCAAACAAGAAACCATTTGCAACACCGCGCAATACTGTACGTAAGTAGTTAACTAAACGTGCTACATTGATACGATCCATTGAACTTCCTGCACCACCGACCGATGGAGCACGAGTCTTTTGACCATAAACTACAATGCCAGCACCTTGTAACAATGTGATTGGGTTCAATCTCTTTTCGTACAATGTGTCTCTTAGTTGCTGGCTAATACCAGAACGCACAAACAATCCGCTTGTAGCATCAAGATAACCAATTGCAGTTGCATTGTCAACTAGACCGCGACGTGTGCCAGCTGGCGCAAACCACTGATAGCTTAGATTGTCACTGTGCAAGAATGTACGCAACATCATATGGCTTGCTGGTACACAAATCTCATTGCCGGCTAGATCTGAACTTAATGCGCTTGGATAGAAAATACCAAGGTACGAATCAGCTACAGTTTGTGCTGCATCGTATGCAGTAATATCTGTCATAGTTGCTGGTAATGTCAATGGTGTATCACCAATAACAAATCCTGTATTAACACGGTCATTGTTTAGTTGTACCATGTTAACAATTAGCTCAGGATAACCAGGGCATGCTAGCAAGTTAAATGCATATGCTTCTTCGCGTAGGTCTGTGCTACCGTCGATAGCAGACTTTAATGCTTCTACAACTACATTGCGTTGAGCTTTGTGTCCTAGCTTAGGTGAACCATCTTCATTCAATCCAATTTCAGATACCCAAGTTGATTTTACTGTTGGTAAATCACCTTCTGTGACATTAAATGATTGTGTGTTGAAATAATCAGCAACAAACTTTTTAACACCAAAACCGCTGCGACGTGTGTTAAACAATAATGCGCCACGTGGGTATAGTCGGAAGTTAGGAGCATCTAAATCGGTGTAGTTACTGGTTAACAAAGTAGAAGTGCTTACTAAAGATCCAGTAACTGTATCCGATTCACCATCTGTGTCCCAACGAGCATCTGCAAAAATGATGCCATTTTGGCTAGTACGATCCGTGTTATCAATTAGTACCCACTTACCACTAGAATTGTATCTATAGATGCGTGGATAATTTTCTAAATCACCAGAATCCAACCATAAGTCGCCAGGAGCCAAACTTGCACCACTTGCACCACTTTGTGTAGTAGGTTTAGTTGGGCTAACAATAACTCCATTTGGATCAGTTGCAGTCAAGTCGTAACCACGTGAATCGCGCGATACACCCTTATAGCCTCTCCATCCGGTGGCATCATTGATCATGATATCAACTTCTGTTGCATCATCGTAATACCAATATGTGCCAGAAGCTGGCGCAGTAGATGGTTCGGTATTACTGTATGTATAAGTCTCTGCTCTCCAATTGGTTAAGTTTAATGTGCTAGACACAATGTTAGGCACAATACCAACTGTATTAGAAGTAAATCCGGCTACAGTAATTGGGTTACGGCTACTAGGATTGCTTCCGTTGATCAAAGAAATCACACCGCCTGAACGATGAGAAATACTAATGTGTCCCGATTGTTCAACTGTTGCTGTTACATTTGGAATGTTTTGTGCCAATATTGCTGCCACAAAATCACTTGCCGATCTTCCAGCTAATGTACATGTGTATGATACAGGAACGTCAGTACCAGGAACCGATACAACCATACTAAATTCATCGTCAACATTAAATGCTGTTCCGCTAGGCGCAACATCACCAGTAACTTTTACTTGACCTTTAGTTAATAGTGTATAGATTGTAAAGCTACCAAGTCCATTGTTAAGCGAGTCGCACTTGACAAATTCAGTGCCCGCTGCAATTGCAGAACCACCGGAAGTTATATCTAAACTGTACAATGCTTGGTAAAGGTTAGGATAGACTGGTGCGGCTATAGATTTCCATGCTGCAGAACTTTCGCTATAACGTTTAATGGTAAAGTTTGCACCATCACCTTGTGATGAAGTTTTTATCCAGACGCTATGACTTGGGCGAGTTATGTCATCATAAAGCGACCAGGCAGGAACATCAGCAAAACTACCATAGTGAATTATTGCTCTTCCAAAAGTGTGATTGGGGATGCCAATGCTGGTTAAATCGTTTTCAACCACTGGAGTAGCTGTACCAGTAGTAGTATTATCACCATTATCGGTTGCTGTAAATAGTGTACCTGTTGTACCTGCGCTGGCTCCAACATCTGCCCAGATTGTATTACCGGCTGACGCAATTCTATACTGTCTGCCAACAATAAAATCTCCGGCGTCTACATCAACAATGTTAACAGCGGTTAAGGTAATAACTCCAAGGTTATCGCCGTCGGACGTAGCAGTGTCTGAATACAATGCCAATCTGCCAGAAGATAAAACACTAGCAGTAATGTGTACATTTGCAGTAGCATCAGTATTAATTAAATTTGCCAAATTGGCCATGTTAGTAATATTACTAGGAACTATGATAGTTGCACCATTGCCAGCGTCATTAAGTGCAAACGCACTCCCGGCTGGGAGATTAACAGTTGATGTATCGCTGGTTGTTACAGGATAGTCATCCGACCAGGCACTGCTACCAAGTTGGTCCCAATAATTCATATCATTTTTGTGATAGATATAGTTGTTGTTATTAAACACAGTAACAGCATACTGACCAATTGATCCAATTGATGTTTTTGGAGTAGTAGTGCCAGAAATGCAATCGGCTGCTGAAGTAATAATATTTGGAGTTTTTTCTGCAAACTCTAATGTATCTCTGTTATATTCAAAAATACCAAATGTTGTTGTAGAAGTATCTAGCCAAACTGTATTGTTTGCTGGCGTCCCGTTTGGACGAATAGAAGTTCCAACTAGTTGATCAAGATCAACATCGGCTCTAACTACCCATACTCTATTACCTAATCCCAATGCGCTATATGCGGACATTAGTCCGTATTCATTTAACTCATGTCCGTGCAGCGGTGTGTCAGATGCACTTCTTCGGAATTTAGGATATCCAAATGTATTTGCCAATTCACGTTGGCTGCTAATTCCATAAACTTTTCCAGCATTGGCTTTTAATGAGCCTGCTGTTGTTTTTCCATTGAGAGTTTTATTCTCAGCTGTAGCTAGTAAAACAAAAGGGATCGTGCCTACCCCTGTTGGTAGGTATGCGCTCTCGTCAATTACTGTAACTTCTAAACCGGGTGATACTAATGCCATGATATTCGTCCTTTATAAACGTGGTTGTAGTTATTTATTTTACTACTACAAAATCATGGCAGTTAGCGGTCCTTTATCTGGTCCTTTAAGGAATAAGTACTTATATGCCGCAATCAACTGCAACCGCTAAAAGAAAAATCTGCCCTGTATGCAAATTTTATCCAGTGGCTGTTAATTACCATCGCAACAATAAAGTATATTATCGTGCTATGTGTACATCTTGTATTCACAAAGGTAAAAAAGTTAAACCTGAAGCACCAAATTGGTACAAATCGGGTTATAGAAAAAAAGAAAAATGTGACAAGTGTGGATTCAAGTTTAAATTGCTTGAACAATCCAATGTCTATCACGTTGACGGCAATGAAAACAATGCCAATTGGACAAACTTAAAGACTATTTGTCTTAACTGTCAGAAAGAAGTAGGAAGTATGAAAACTGCCTGGAAACCGGGCAGGATTACACCAGATTTTTAAGTTGAGCATACATATCTTCAATGTTGCCGTTGTTGTTAATGGTAGCATCGAATTTAGTCCCAACCCACGAAGTTTCGCTAGGATGAATTTTATGTGAGTATAGTGCTTGAGCAGCATATATGTTGCCCTGATTGGCTTTAACTGCAATGTCATACCACCAAGGAAGCTCACCACGCTCAATCCAAACTATGCGGCCGTTTTGTTCTTTAATGGATTTAATTTCATTGGGGAAACGGCAATCGCTAATAACTACATTGTCTTTACTATTTCGTAGCTTATTTTCTAAGCTAGCAATCCATATGTCATCGTGAAATGTTTTGCGGCATACTTCTGTGCCCCAGTTTTGTAGTATCCAACGTGGAGTAATATCCATGCCTAAACGATTGCTCCACCATTCGTCTCGCTGTTCACGCCATTCACGTGCTTGTTTAGTGCGACCTTCAAGTAATTCTCTGTCCCAGCCAAAGATAGCACTTATTGCATCCTTTAGAGTGCTAGCAAAACTTTCGCGGCGAAACTCATAAAAGTTTACCAGATAGTCTGCTGCTGTGTCTTTGCCAGATCCGATGAATCCACATATACCAATGATCATAAAAAATGCCCTCTAAGGGCATTTTAGCATAGCACTAGATCAATGTCAACGTATTAAACGCCGTACTGATTTTTTTTGATTTTTGCAGTTGGGCTAACTCTATATACCCCGGGCACTTCTTCGCTTCTTTTACTACTCCAAGTTTGCTTGCTGCCGTCACCAACTTGTGCAGCAGCGGCATTGATCATATCTAATTCTTCTTTGGTATAAGGGGCTAGTAACGGATCGCCTGCAATGTAATTGTCAGCTTTGGTGGGATAATCTGGGGCGCCTGCCAGTGCAATTCCAAATCTATAGTTTTTGTAAGCAGAGCCAGTACTCATATTTTGTCCCGGAAAGGTAACTGCATTTTGAATTGCAGATTCGTGCTCAACGGGCATAGGGTGCATTCCGCCACTTTCAAAAATAATATCTTTAATTTTCATAGTAAACTATTTATCCAATTATCCAAGTTAATGGTTGCGAGCCATCTACGTAGTTCTTAAGATCGTTTTCTAACTGTTCCATTTCTGCCAGTGCTTCGGACTTTAGTGAATCTCCATTTAATGTAGTGCCTCCTTGCGGCCCTGCAATTTGTGCAAACTTGCTACGTGCTTCGCCTAGTATTCTTTTGGCAAAACTATACGCATAGTCTTGTAGCCACGGAAAGATCAAATGATCGTTTAACAACATAGCGTCTGGCTTATAATTGTAAGTGTGTAACAGCACAGACTCAGCTGGCATGTCAGTTTTTGGGCTTGAAACTTGTGTACTGCGCAGGTCATATGCAGTAACCGATGTTGCCTGTAATTGATTTGTGCTGGTAATAGTAATAGTGTTGCTCAATCCATTGACTGTTTGAATTAAATAGTATCCATTGTATCCAACCACTTTGCAATTAGAGATCGTTATATTATCCCCGGGCTGTACATTCCACGCATCTTCTGTGACAATAGTTATTGTACTGCCAACAGTTTGAGCATTGGCTGTTATAGATGTCAGTCTGACGTAAGTGTGGCCAACAGCAGGTATTTTGCGGTGTACTGTTAGTTTTCTAGTAGCAGGATTCCAAGTAAAATTCATGTAACCGCCAAACATCTTCATCGATTGCTCTTGGTATTGCGCAAACAATTCGTAATTGGCCAGGCCACCAACTCTCCCCGACTGCAACATATAGGTGTTTAAATAACCACTGGCAAATGGTTCAAATTGGCTAGCTGTGGTTCCTGTTACGCTGCCGATGCCTCTACGAAATATCTGCTTAACTGTGATAATTTCAGTAGGTAAAATATATTCTTGTGTCTCAGGCAACAGATTTAAAAATACATAACTTTCCTCAACTGAGTTTTGTGCTCGTTGACGATACTTTACCAGTGCCTGTTTGATGGCCATCAAATAATGCTCTTGATCAAGTTCGACATCAACAATGCCATCTGCTAATCTAAGACGTGCATAATCAATTATGTCATTTCTTCTTGAATCAATGGGCGGTAATACTGTCGGGTCAAACGCAATAGGACCGGGCCCCCCTAGGCTGTCAGCACTAATTGATTGGGTTATTGGATCTAATCCGGGTTTAAGTGTGGCCATTTAAATAAGTTCCTATTCTGTTGCTAAGTATTTAGCCATATACTTAGCAACAGATACCTAACTCTAGGCTACTTTAAGTAGTAAGACATCACTGTTAATGCGCCCATTGAGCTTGACTTCAACTGCTTTAATGTCTTTGATAAAAGTACGCAGCACAACCTTGCCTGCTTTAGCAAAATCAGCTAACTGCTCTGCAGGTTTACGCAATGTTTTAGATACACTCTTATCTAAATCAAATCCCATAATAGTGGATCCTTTAATAGACAATGTCTGATAGCTTGACGCTACGTATTTGCCTAGCTTGCGTGTTTTAGGATTATAAACCCATAACTCTGCTGCACCAATTATAGTAGCAGGATTAATGCTAACAATTTTAAGAGCCTTATCTTCTTTAGCGTATTTAAGTTTGGCTACTAGTTTTTCTTTACTAGGTGCCTTACGAACAGCCGCCTTTTTAGTTGCTTTTTTAACGTCACGATATTGCTCAATAGCTGCTAGCAATGCATCAATCCAAGTAAGGATACGTCGAAAGTCTGCTGCCTTAAGAAACTTGTAGCCCTCAACTAACTGCTCGTCATCTTTAGATTGAGCACGGGCTAGTTCGTCACGATGTGCGTCAAACACCGCTTGATACTTGCCCAATTGGCTTTGCGGCACTTTGTTAACTGTTAAAAAGTCGTAGGGTTTAAAATCTGATTTGACGTTAGTTACAACATCATCAAATGCACCTTCAATTTCTCCAATTACCTCAGATGTTTTTTCGTTTAGACGATCTTGTATTGTGGGACGATATACTTCGCCGCCCTTGATTACTACTGCCACTTCTTCTGCTGGATCTAGATCACTTCGAGCAATAACGTTGCCGATGCTCTTGTGTAAGAACTGAATATGGCGAGCACGTAGGGGCATGCCAATGCGGTTAGCCATTACTAGACTACAGGCTGTCATTGGCAACCACTTATCACCTGCACGTTCGAAACTCTTAATTTGATCTTTGTCAAAGTCACCGGTGGACTTCATCCATTCTACTACATACTTCTTACAATCCTTTTGATTGTAGTAGTAATTGTAATAGTAAAAGCTCTGACGCAAGTGGTGATCAAACTCCTCGTCGGAGAATTCCTCTGCACGATTGGTATCCCATTGGGGCTCGCCGCCTGTGTATTTTTCATCAACAAACAAAGGATTACGGGTTTTGTGTACTTTAGTTTTAATTTTAACGCCAGCTACTGTTGCCATAGATTTACTCCGTTTTGCTAGTTAAGCCGTTATTTTAGCAGGTTTGGGCCCACTTGTCAAGCAAAATCTGAGCCATTTTAGCAAATTTATTTATAAAAATCAAACTTAAATAAATCCATAAATAGTTAATAGCATTGGAGATATATTGTGCCAAGATTAAGTTTATGGAAAGACGGCAGACATTCTGCAGATTATAAGTTCTTTGATCGCAGAATCTCAGAAATGTTTACCATCGGCGGTACAGGTATTTTAATACATAAGTATCTCGGTCCACTGGATCAGGGCGAAAGTACCGATCCAACTAAACCACATTATACAAATCAAAGCGAACAAAATATACAAGATTTATTATTCCTAGAGAATAGAGATCGAAAATACGATACTAGTGTTTATACCATGCGCGGACATTATCAAGTGTCAGACAATGACTTTGATCTAAGCCAATTTGGATTATTCTTGCAAACTGGTACCTTGTTTATGACGTTTCATATTAACGACATGATATCAATATTAGGTCGCAAATTAATGAATGGCGATGTATTAGAACTCATGCATCTTGTGGATTATGAAACATTAAATCCAGATTTGCCTGCTGCATTAAAACGTTTCTTCGTAGTTGGAGATACTAGCCGTGCCAGTGAAGGGTTTAGTCCAACATGGTGGCCACATTTATGGCGTTGCAAAATTAATCCATTAGTGGACAGCCAGGAGTATAAAGATATTCTAAATAATATCACAGTTAGTGATACCGATCCTACACCTATTAAAGATATATTAAGTACATACGACAAATATATAAACATCAATCAGGCAATTATTGACCAAGCAGAAATTGATGTACCTAAGAGTGGGTACGACACCAAGCACATTTATCATACTAAAAAAGACGGTGCTAGTCCTGATTTTAGTACTAAAGGATATTTAACTGGTGACGGCCTGGCACCCAATGGGCTTCCTGTATCCCAGGGGATTAGTTTTCCTAGTACTCCTGCCACAGGCGACTATTGTTTAAGATTGGATTATTTGCCCAATAGACTATTTAGATACGACGGTAAACGTTGGCTTAAAATTGAAGATGCTGTGCGTACAAATATTACCAACAATGCAGATACAAATTCAACATTAAGAAATAGTTTCGTTAACAACTCAAATACATTTATCGACGATAATCGCAATGTGCAAAAAGAAAAACAAAACTTAAACGAAGTGCTTAGACCGCAGGCCGATTATAAGTCGCCGTTCCCATAAGATATACATATGAACTCATTTTTCTATTCAGGTCAGATTCGAAGATTCTTACAGCAATTTATTAGAATGCTGAGCAATTTCCAAGTTGAACTTGGTAAGGACCGTAACGGTAATAAAACTTTACTGCGTGTGCCTATTTACTATGGAGACAGTAGTAGACAAGCCGCAACTATTTTACGCAACAACAGCGAAAATAGTATGGCTAGTGTTCCTGCCATGTCCATTTACATCAGCGGCTTACGATACGATCAAAAAAGATTACAAGAACCATTCCATGTTAGCAAAGTGCAGGTTAGAGAGCGTGGAGTCGACTATGATGGCAATTTTACAGAAAATTCAGGCGACATGATAACTGTAGAAAGATTAATGCCTGTACCTTACTTGTTAACTCTTAAATGCGATATTTGGACTACTAATACTGAACAAAAATTGCAACTGTTTGAACAAATAGCTGTACTGTTTAATCCTAGTTTGGAAATACAAAGTTCAGACAACTATGTTGACTGGACTAGTTTAACTTACATTACCTTAACTGATACCAATTTTAGTAGCAGAACAATTCCAATGGGTACCGAAGAACCAATTGATATTGCTACAATGACGTTTGAATTGCCAATTTGGATTAGTGCTCCTGCCAAAGTTAAACGTATGGGGGTCATACAGCGTTTTATTGCCAGCATCTGGGATGCCACTAGTATTGATCACGAACTCAATCAATTTGACGAGGGCGGGTTGATGGCTCGCCATGTATACACGCCTGGCGGCTGCAATTTAATTTATCTAGGAAATACACTACAACTGTTTGTGTCGGGACAAGAACAGCCGTTTAGCCCCGACGGGCAGGCATTGGGACAAGCATATTCATGGCGCACATTAATTGAAGATTTTGGAGAGTTAACCAATGGTATTAGCCAGGTTAGATTAATGCAAGACGACATTGAAATAGTAGGTACAGTTTCTTATCATCCAACTGAGGACAATTTATTGTTGTTTTCTCCAATCAATGATACATTGCCTGTTAATACATTACCTGCAGTTGATGCTATTATCAATCCGTCAAATGTTACTGTGGACGACAACTTATTAAATCCCGGCCCTGGAAAGAGATTTTTAATACTAGGTGATATTGGTAACTTAACTGATGAAGAAGGTGCTATAGTATGGAATAGACCCGGTCTGCCATTATTAATTGCTAAGGCAAACGATATTATTGAATTTGATGGCAATGCCGGCTACTGGAAAGTATCTTTTGACAGCACAGTGGATCATACTGTAGAATACGTTACTAATTCTACAACAGGGACTCAATACAAATGGAAAAATCAACAATGGACCAAATCGGTAGAGGGAAGATACGGCGAAGGGGCATGGAGTTTCGTTCCATATGCGTAACTGAAGGAGTTGGCGCATTAATATACGCCAAGAGTAGTCAACGATATCTATTCTTACTTAGATCGTCGGGCAGTTGGCCGTTAACCTGGGGACTTGCAGGAGGCAAGGTCGATGCTGGAGAAAATGCTGCACAGGCATTAATGAGAGAAATAAAAGAAGAACTCGGCGGCAGTATTGTTGCTCCTAAGTTTGTTCCAATTGAAATGTTTACCAGCAACAACGAACGTTTCATTTATCACACATTTTTTATTGCAGTTGATTGCGAATTTGTACCAGAGTTAAACAACGAACACCTAGGTTACGCCTGGTTGCCACTGACTGCTGTTCCAAAGCCATTGCATCCAGGTGTGTATCGCACATTCAATTCTGATGAAGTCTATAGAAAAATTCAAATTGCACAACTAAACTGTTAAGTTCTTCTTACAAAGTGATAGTCACCATCTGGGCCAGCATTATGGAACATGCCTAGGCAATCAAATCCAATTTGATTCATGTAGTCAATTACAACTGTATTCATTGGCGCGCCTTTGTTGTACTCTACTTGTTGCAATTCCAGTATCACGTGTTTAGCTGTTACCAAGACCGACGATGCACCCATGAGTACATCTAGCTCAGCACCTTGCACATCCATTTTAACTAAGTCGGGCAAAGGAAACCCTTTGTTAAACACAACAGTATCCAATGTATGTGTTTTTAAACTTCTACGATGTGATTCATTAAAATACGCAGGTGCCTCTGAGTTAACTTCCGCATTTTCTAAATAATAACTGTTGCCGCCGGGATGTTCATTGTTTTGATAAAAGTTCACAGTAGCACCGTCAACACTGCTTAATACACCCATATGATAACGCATGCCGCGCTCTTTGTATAAGAATTCAGCAGCGTCCATGGCTTCAAAGGCAATAAATTCGGCATTGGGCCATAGAGCAGATACTTCGCTAGTCCAATGCAACACACATGCACCTATGTCGTATATTACACGGGGTTGGTAACCAGAATCACGTAATTTTGTTAGATATTCTAAATGCGGCCAGGGCAACAATCTTTGTGCGCCAAGGTCACGTAATCTCTTTTGCTCCTTGTCAACCAAATTAGCTACAATGGAATTGTCAATTTCAAATACATAGCTACCGGTATGTTTGCACTGTATTGAAGTATCTGCCCATAGAGTAAATCCCCTGTCAACAGCTTTCCTGCAAAAATCTACATCTTCACTAACAGTATTGGCATGATTAATTGCCGAATGGTATACAAAATGCGGGTAAGGAATAGCCTTGAATACTTGTGTCTTGACCAACACACAACCAAATCCGCAGGCGGCAATTTCTACTAGGCCTGCTCCTTTTATTTCTTCATACGGAATATTAACTTGGCCGCTATTGCCGTTATGCTTATAAACTTCAAGCTGGTGCCGCCCAGGTATTCTTTGTATGTATAATCCAGACACTAGATCCCGGTTGTGTGCCAAAAGTTTTTGTAGTGTGTCCGGAGGAAACGATATGTCGCTGTCTACACTGAACAAATAATCAAACCCATTTATTACCCAATCGGCAATTAGATTCCTAACTTGGTCAACATTGTATCCATAAAAATATTGGAAAGTAACTTCAAATCCATCTGGAATGATTAAATCGTAGATGCTTTTAAAAGTTTCAGGTTCTATGTTCCTAGCAGTGGGTATTGCTATTAATATTGTTTTCTTTTTTATAACCACGGGTGTTTCAATTGGGGTAGGTGTAAACATTGTTCTTTTAATTTCATCAAACACTGGACGTTCTTTGTCCAAGAATCCAGCAGTAATAGATCCATCGGATGTAGTAGCTGCAAATTGCGAATAAAAATTCATGTTGGTGACAATATAATTTTTTTTATTATCTGCCAACATTTTGTCAAAGATAAAATTATCACCAAAGTAAATATCAAGTCCTTGTGGAATTGGTGTCCACGATTGTTTGTGTACAAACATCAAACAGCCAAAACCATATGTATGTTGGCCAGTCCATGGCACAATATCTATAGAGCCAGTGGTAATAGGCGGTTGGTCGAATGCAGGATTATTGTCAATGTTAGTCACACCAGGACATAGACCAAATACCCCAGCAGTGGGTGTCAGTAAAGATTGCAGTTTTTCAAAAACTGCTGTGTCAAACACCACATCATCATTGACGATACATATGCGATCAAATTCGCTTACTTCAACGCCATAGTTCCAGGCTGGGTTTACATAAATGTTTCTACCAAAGTCGTGCAACTTTATTTTATCATTATTTGGTAGCACCGGAGTGCGGGTATTATCGTTATTGATGATAACAACTTCTCCGACAGATGGATGATTACACAGTGCCTGCACAAAGCCTACAAATTGGTCTGCTACACGCCACATTGTGGGCACCACTACTGAATATTTTTCAATGTGTTTACGCCCAGAAATTGTTAGTGCATTACGAGTTTGTTCACTACTGTTAACCTTATAGTCATTCAGAGGGCTAGCATCGTTATAGTTATAAACCACCTGCTGTAGACATTTTACCTGCGTTGGATCTGCTGCTTCTATTAGGCTATAGAATGTAGATCCGTCGCCGCCAGCTCTAAACCAGTTACCGTCGGCGTCTTGAAAATTTGCATCGGGTATATCTTTAATTAAGCGTTGTTTAAATGTTCTAAGATGTGTATAAGGTAAGATCCAATTGAATTGGTGTTGTCTATATGCTCGAGCTTGTTTAATTGCTTCAGGATACGGTTGGCTAATCAGTGGAATGTTATCAACCATACTCCAGCAGGATCCATAGGTAAACTCTGTAGTGCCATCATATGTTGAGTTGTAGTAACTGAAGATAGTATTGTCATTGACCAAGCTATCGTCACCGTCTAAGATCATTACTATAGTGTCAGGGTTAGCTATTTCTCTAATGGCTGCAACTTGGTTGTATACTGCACCTTTGCGTTCTTGATTGCAGACAATATCAAATCGATTGCGAATAGATTCTGGTAGTCTATCAATTGCAGCAATTACCACATCTACAGTATTGTCAGTGGAGCAATCGTCAACAAGTATATGTCGATAGTTGTCGTAGTCTTGTGCTGCTACACTTTCAATGCATCTCTCTATGTAATCCTGGCAATTATAAAATGTACTAATTACAACTATTTCTTGTTCGCTGCCAGATTTGTAACTTTCAAATTCAACAGTGTTTTGAAAACGTCTATTCCAAATTTTATGTACTTGTTTGTTTATCTTTGTCACTGCTACATATTCATCGCGAGACAGGTATGCACCTGTTTGCTTATAAAAATGTTGCTTCCACTGCAATGCAACTGTGTTCCACCCTACGTAAGGTTTAACAATATTGCAATAGTATTGCTTTTGTTGATGTAGGTACGGATCGCTGTATGCCTGCACAGTCATTGCAACAAATAGCGCAACCTGATGATCTAAATTAATATTTGGAAATAATCCATTGGGTTCAATTGCATAATCTAATAGATAGCTAGCACCTTCTAGCGCAACTTCTTCCAGGGCACCGAATCTGCAGGTTATCAATGGTGTATTATACAATAAAGATTCTAGTGCAGATATACCAAATGTTTCCGGGAATGCCGCAGGATATATCATAAAGTTAGCAGATGATAAAATCTCTGCAATTTCTTTTTGTGGTATAACTCCAGTGAATTCAATTCCTAGATCGGCGTAGGCGGGATCAACAGACATGCGGCGCCAGTCTTGCTCTTGCGCATCAGGTTCATGTGCTGTACTAAATCTATAATAGCCGCCAATGACCTTGAGTCGTGCATCAGGTATAAATTGTTTAACTCGAGGCCATATATGATTAACCAATGGCATCATACCTTTGGTTACGCTGGCATTGTAGACAAATAAGTTTCGATCTTTAGCAGCAATATCAACATTTGGGTTATGGCAGTACGCGCCATTTCTAGTAATAAACATTTTACGTTTTAATACTTCAAAGTTGCGGCGGCGACCGTGATCGCAATTGGTTATGTACGATAGGTGGAAATCACTGAGTGCAAAAACATCAGTAATCCGATTGGCTACAGTTAATTCTTCTATTAGAGTGTCGCCTAGGCAAAATGTATCGTGCATCCACAGTACCCGCATTTTAGCTTTGGATAAAATCCTATCGTAGAGATTGTAAGGTTGCAATGGAAATGCCCTACCATCATTTAATCTATGATAGTCTGCAGGATCAGTGAACGGAACCACTGTCCTGCTACTAACCACTATGTCAAAATAATGGTCTTGTGCTAAATCTGATACTGGACGATATGTAACTCCTCCATAGTTGCCGGGCCTTGCATGGTCAAGATCGCATGCATTGAATACGGTAACATCAAAACCAATTTGGGCCAATTCATATGCCATGAATGTCACAGCACTTTCGCTGCCGCCCAGTCCTTGGTTAAAAACAGTAGTGCCGTCGTATGGTAAACCAATTATATCTATTATAGCAATTTTCATAGTGTATTTAATTATACACTCATTGAGTGAAAAAATAAACCTATTAGTACGTGTTTTGCGGATCGTACGGACTAGTTCCAGTTTGTCCTTTGACAAAATATCCCGTTCTTATGCTGGCCAATCTAGGATCATTATCATCGGTCACCGGTTGTATAGTTTGATAATTAGTTGGATTAACATTGCTGGCTACGAATTGTTTGTCCGAATTAACCAACATAAATTCTGGGCGCACCATTGTGGTAATTATCAATGGTTGCATTGTTACAGATGCAACACTACTACTATTTGCAACAAAGTATCTACTGACTACTGTGGTTTGTGTGCTATCGTCGGCAGTATTCCTACGGTAGTTAAATGCTTGATTATACGGTACTGCGTAATTTATTGCATTGTAAGAAATTGACGGTGTAGTTGCCAATGTATCGTAAGTAACCAAACTATTAAGAGCAGTAGGTGTAGAATAATTAAACAAATTGTTAACTGCTGCATCAATTCCAGTAGGCGAATAACCTGTTTTGGTAATAGCTTGTGTCAAACTCAAATCACCAGAGTTAAGCATTGAGCCAGGTAGATTTGTATATACATTAGGTGGGCTAGGATTTGGATACGCATAGGTCGAATTTCCGCCCGCAGTATTGTATATAATAACAAAGGCACCACCAGCACCCCAACCCCTAGCCGTATCGACACTGGATACCGCCCCACCTGCTCCACCACCTCCAAACAGGCCGCCGTTGCCGTTAAATCCCGGGCGACCACCTATGCTGGTAGTATTAAATATCAAATTGGCGCTGCCGCCATTACCAGAGTTGTTTGCAGTGCCGCCTGCGCCGCCTTGTCCAAGTCCCCAGATATCTACTCCGCCACCGCCACCGCTGGCTGTAGTAGTACTAGATCCGCCGCCACCGCCCCCTCCGTAGCCTCCGGTGTTGCCTGTTAGCAGAGCACTACCATTGGCACCATTGCCACCAGCTGTGGAATTTACCCAGCCATTTGCACCACCACCACCACCGCCATATGGTCCACCAATACCGCCTTGGCCAGTGTCTAAATAGAAATTAACAGTGGTACTAGTAGTAATAGCATGATAAACATAGCCGCCCGCCACAGTAACGTTAGATAAATTAGTTGCATTAGCAATACCCGGGTAACGGAATAAAACTATACCCGAGCCGCCTGCACCACCATAATTAGTATTTGCTGGGGAGTTAGGAGCACCACCACCACCGCCGCCGCCGGTATTTGGTGCGCCGGCCTGGGCACTGTTAGGGATTCCGTAAAGTCCGCCGTTACCACCACCACCTGTGCCACCAAAACGTTGTATGCCGGCAATATTACTCGATCCGCCGCCGCCGCCGCCGGCGTAATTTCCAGAAAATACATACGTTCCGAGTATCCATGAATTACCCGGTCCGCCGTTGCCCGATACACTAGCAGTCCTAGCTACACCATTGCCATTGGCACCGCCACCGCCGCCTGCACCTTGAAGTCCAGCAGTTGCGGCGCCGCCTGCGCCGCCTACATAACCCTGAACGGGAGAAGTGACTACTGTAATTCCACCACCAGCGGCGTCCCCTGATCCGCCTCCGCCCGAGCCGCCTGGGCCACCTGCATTAAGTGAGGTAACATTAGTACCCCCGTATCCGCCGCCATTGGCATTAGATCCAAATGCAGTAGTATTGCCGCCTGCTGTAGGCGGTGTTAAATTGGACGAAAATGATCCCCTTCCGCCTGCTCCAATTACTACACTATAAGTTATTGTGGAACTAACTGACACATTAGAAAAATAGCGGAAGCCCCCAGCGCCGCCTCCTCCGCCGCCAGCACTGCCTAGACTAGAGCCTCCTCCGCCGCCGCCGGCTACTAATAACAGATCGATTGAAATTATTGCCATATTACACCGTTATCCTAAGAGCATACTGTTTAGTTATGGTTTGGGCCGGGCCCGACACTGATGCACTAACAGTAAACGGTGGGTATTCAGTTGCTGATGACAAATTTTGTTTAGTCCACGATATTGCGCCATTAGCGGTTGTTAAATATGCACCAGTGGGCAAGCTGCCAGAACTAATACTATAGGTAATTGTCCTAGCACCAGGATCCACTGCTGTTAATCTAACAATAATACCAGTAGCATCCACATAAGTGCTACTAATGTTATCTGTTGTCCAATACAAACTACTGCCACCAGCGCCACCACCAGCAACTACAACCGCAACATTACTAGTAGATAAAGTCATGTATGTGCTTCCGCCAGTATTGCCAAATACTGCGCCAGGTGCGCCGCCAGCGCCAACAACTATTGTATAAGTTTGACCTGGCGTTACTGTGTACGAGTTAGAGTAGGCAACATTGGCGCCATTGCCACCATTGCCGCCAGCTGTTTTTTGTACGCCGCCGCCGCCGGCGCCAATGGCACCTAATGTAATACTGGTTACACCGGCAGGCACCGTCCATGAATAAGTGCCCGGGCTAGTATATGTCTGTGCAGTATACCCACTGATATTTGAAGTAATGTCGCCGTAGGGAATGTTTAGTCCGCCGCCAAAGTATTGTGTGGTATAATAGTTACCATTGGTTAGTGCAGAAGTCAAGTTGGCTGATACAGCATCAATACCGCTATTGCTATATCTAAAAGTTTGTCCACTATTTTTTGGACTGTTTTCTAATACCGTAGCACTGTTGACAATATTGTAGTTAAGTGTAGTACCCAACAAGCCGCTTACGTTGCCAATGTTGCTGGCAATCAATGATTGCACTGATCCCGAATAATCTTTTCGAGTATCTACATTACTACTAGTTCTAACAATCGTTTCCGACGGAACCATATCACCTGCCGTATTAATGCCCCCAGGTGATGATTTGGTAACTATAGTAGTTATTTGATTTACTACTAGATCTACAGAGGTTAATTGACTGAACGACATGCTTATATTTAACTGTTATAGGAACTGGTCAGGTTCTGTTGGATCTTGCTGATTACCAGTTTTGGTAATATAGGCAGCTTTTACTGTTAGTTTTCTAGGATCATTTGCAGTAGTTATAGGTTTTGCAACTTGATAATTGTATGCCCGATCGTAAGTAGCCGGGAAAGCAGGGTCATAGTTGACCAACATCCATTCTGCTTGATAGTTAACTGTTACTGTAATATCGGCTGCAATTACATTGTTAGCTGCCATTGCCGATCTTGTGACCAAAGTACGCCCAGTATTGTTATCTGTAAAATAATCAAATTTTACAGGCGAGTTTGCAGCAGTCGGACCGTAACCAATATTGTTAACCACCGCCTGGTCAAATGCTTCTTCACCAATTGATGCTGTTAAATTTGAATTAAAATTAGTGGTGTTAGTAGTTTGTATTCCGCTTGAATAGTTTAAATTAACAGGACTAATAATAGGATACTGATAAGATCCAGAATCTATAGAATAGATTAATGCAAATGCGCCATCACCTCCCCACCCTTGTGACAGGTCCAACAAACTAGTAACGCCACCACCACCTCCTCCGCCATATAATCCGCCGTTGGCACCAAAACCAGGTTGTGCGCCGTTGCCAGTTAGGCCTAGGATATTTTCACTGCTGCTGCCTGTGCCAGGATTACCAGCGGTGCCTGTTGGGGTTACAGTTGATGAAACGGTTGGACTGCCAGTCGCAGTTATAGTAAATGCATTAGTACTGGTATCTATTATACTACTGGATTGTGCTATTAGCAGACTGGTATTGGCAATTGCTTGCAATGGTGGAGTAGGCACAGTAAAGTTGGCAGTGTATAATGCTGTGCCTTTTACTATGCGAATATTGTTTATATAGGCGCTTATGTTAAGAGT